GCCGAAGAGCGTTGGCGCAAGGGACAGGAGGGGGGCGGGCGCTAGCTTGCCTTGAATACATGGCAGAACAGCGGCAAAAATCCGGGTCCGTTTTGCTCCGAATTGGGAGCAAGGACCGCAAGGGGCGTGTCCTTGAAATCTACTCCGCCGAGCTGTGGCCGGAGGAGCCCGAGGCCGACACCGGGCTGTACCGCGTGCGCGTCAATGACCGCTGGCTGTGCGTCGGCGGGCGGCAGTTCACGTTTTTCACGCCCCAGGGCCTGGCGGAGTTGCTGGCCCAGGAGCTGACCGCGCCCGGCGCGTTGGAGCAGCTTACGCGCCCCGCCCCGGCGCTGCACCGTGGCGCCTGGGTGCGCTACACCGGCCCGGACTACGCGACGGCCCGCACCAGGCTCATGAGCGACCCCGTGCTGTGGCTCGACGGCCAGTGGCGCGCCTGGGTCAATGTGTACCCGCACGGGCCGCTGTTGGTCTGCTGCGATGAGCTGACCCCGGTTGATCTTTTTGGACGGGAGGTTCCCGCAACCTCTTGACACGTCCCCGCCGCCGGGGTAGTGGCCGCATTAGGTGCCTAGAAAACACCTTGACCAGTAGCGGCCCATGTCCCCGTCAGCGCATGTTTTTTTGTGTCCAACGCATGTTGTTTGCCGGGTGTGGGGTGAATGTCCAGGGCGCAAGCCTAAATAGCTCCAGCCGCGCTACTGGCGGTTTCTAGCACCCGGCATTTTGAATTTTTCAAGGTGCCAACTCCCCTAGAAAAGGAGCCAGTATGACCACGTTTACATCTCCCGCCCCCGCCGAAAAGTCCATCCACATCGAGTTTCTGTCTGACGGTCGCACCCCCGTGGTGAGCAGCCGCGAAGTCGCCGCGCGCTTCGGCAAGAAGCACAAAAACGTCCTGCAAGACATCGACCGTCTGCGCTCGCAAGTGCCTATGGAATACCACGGGCTGAATTTTCAGCCCGTTGACTGCCTCGACGCCAAAGGTGAGAGTCGCCGGGCCTTCGCGCTGACGCGCGACGGCTTCACCTTGCTGGCCATGGGTTTTACAGGCGCTGCCGCCGTGCAGTGGAAGCTCAAGTACATCGAGGCATTCAACGCTTTGGAGCGCGCCGTGCTGGAGAACGCCCGCGCGGACGCCCTGACCCAAGGCGCGCGCATGGCCATGCGCCTGACCCCGGCCCGCCGCAGGCGCATGCGCCGCGCGGCGGCCTACCGCGACAAGGGATTGAGCATGAGCGATATCGCCAAGCTTCTTGACGTGAACAAGCGTGAGGTGCACTACCTGCTGAAAACGGCCGTTGTGCTGGAGCCCAAGCGGTTGGGAGCGTAGCCATGCGCCTGCACTTCGAGGGCGACCACCCCGTAGACGCGGCCCGGAACGTGCGGCAGGTGCTGGAATTTCTGGCCGTGGCCGTAGCCGAGGGCAACCCCAGAGCGGATATGCTGGCCGGTGACTGTCGGGGCGGCCTGTCGGTTGTTCTTATGGCCCTGGAGAATACCGTGGACTACATTGGCCAACGTTGCAAGGAGCTGGCAGGCGGCCATGGCGCGATGCGCGCGCCAGAGGAGAGGGCATATGATTCTTGAAGCTATGGCCGTTGGCGCGGTTGTGGGGCTTAATATCGCCGTTTCCCGCCGTTATCCGTTGATTGGAGCGCTGTGGCTGTTTACTGTTTTGGCCTTTGCCCTCATCTTCTTTGCAGAAATAATGCATTCCTTCATGGCAGAAGAGCGTGCGATGAAGCTGTTTGCTTTTGGGATGCTCGCCATTGCCCCTTATCCCGTGATAAAGGAAACTCGTAAGGCCGTAAAAGAACATCCTGTCACTGCGGCTGGGATGAAGTACATCTCTGCAACGTATGCTGCGGTTGTCGCGTCAGCCCTATGGAGCATCTGGCGCATCGTCCAAATTGTCACCGGCTAGCCCGCCCTCCTGAACCCCTTCATCCTGTCCCGCCCCTGCGTGCCGCCTAGAATAGGCGGCATGTGGGGGCGGTTCTTTTCGCCCCCTGAAACAATCAGGAGGCGATTCCGTGAAGAAGCTCAAGTCCCTTGCCGCGTGGCTGCGCAGGCGCTCGCCGCGCATGACCTTGCCGAACATCCTTGCCAACGCGCTGGTGCTCGCCGTGGCGTGCATCGCCCCGCACCAGGCCCCGGTGCTGGTGTACAAGCTGGGCGCGGTGGCCGCTGGCGGTTGCCTGGGCTACCTGCTCGACGTGGCCGCGTTCCCCTACGCCAAGCCCTCCGGCTACCTCCGCGTGGATTGGCGCGAGGTCGACAACTTCGAGGATGATAGCGTGGACTACGGCTTCGCCTTCGAGGGCGAGCTGCCGTTTTTGGCCGCTTGCGCGCGCCGGGCTGGCGTCATGTGCGCCTGCATGCTGGCCATGGCGCTGGCGCTGTAGGGGGCGGGCATGAAAATCCGCGTGGATTGGATGGCCGCCCTGGAACTCGTCGGCGGCGGCTTCTGCTGGGCCGTCGGCCTGTTCCTGGCCGCGCTGCTCTTCAGCTTCGTGCACGGCCTCATCTTCCCGAAGGCGGCCAACGCCGAGCCCATCCCCGCCGCCGCCCTCAAGTACCGCTCCGAGGTCATCCGCGCCGCGCGCGTGGAGGCGGGCCTTTCCGCCCCGGTGGCCGTGTTCGCCGCCCAAGTGGAACAAGAATCCGGGTGGAACCCGCAGGCCGTGTCGTCCGTGGGCGCGTCCGGCCTCGGGCAGTTCATGCCCGCTACGGCCAAGGATATGGGGCGCTCCCGGCCAGACCTCGGCCCGGCCATGCCGACCAATCCCGGCTGGGCCATCCGCGCGCTCTGCGCCTATGACCTGGCCAATCTGCGGCGCGTGCAGGCTGCCACCTCTGGCGACGCCTGGGCCATGGCCCTGGCCGCATACAACGGCGGCCTGGGCTGGGTGTGGCGCGACCAGTCGCTTGCCAAGCGCAAGGGCCTGGACCCTGAACGCTGGTGGGGCCACGTGGAAACGGTGAACGCCGGGCGCACGGTTGCCGCCAAGCGCGAAAACACCGGCTATCCCCGCCAAATCCTTCTGCGCCGCCAGCCCAAGTACCTGGTGTGGGGGCCTGGCATCATGTGCGAGGTGCCGCAATGATCCCCCTCGACCTCACCCGCCCCGGCGTAAAGCTGGCCCTGGCCCTGGGCCTGGGCGCGACCCTGCTCGTTGTGCTGCTCTGCCTGGCCTGCGCCTGGGGCGGCTATCGCCACGGACACAACACGGCCACGGATGCGGGAGAAGCCAAGTACGCCAAGCTGGAGGCTTCGCAGGCCGAGTCCAACCGCCTGGCCAGCGACACCGCCCGGCGCATTGTGGACGCCGAGATCATCCGGCGTGACGCCCTGGCGGAGAGCCTGTCCACGGCCCGCGCAACCATCGCGGCGCAGAGCCGCAAAATCACCAACCAAAGGATCAATGATGCGTCGCAATCTGTTGCTGCTGCTCCTGCTGGCGGCTGTGTGTTTGGCCCTGCCTGGGTGCGGCTTTGGAACGAAGCCCTCGACCTCGGCCACGGTGATCCTGCCGTGCCCGGCACCTCCTCCGGCTCTGGTAGAGCCGGTGGAAGCGGACAAGCCGCTGACGCCGGGCTACCTGCGGGCGCGGTAACGGAGGCCGACGTGCTGGCCAACCACGCCGACAACGCCCAGCGCTGCCGGGACACCAAGGCCAAGTACCTGGTCCTGCGCGAGTGGGCGCTAGGCTTGCCCAAAATGACGACCGAGGAGGCCCGTTGATGGACAACTGGTGGAGCATCGCTATCAACGCGGCGTCCCTGCTGCTGCTCATACTGCAAGGCGTTCTGGCCTGGGCCATGTGGAGCCTGCGCAAACAATTCGTGTCCAGCACCGACTGCGGCGAGAAGTGCAAGGCCGCAGCCAATAAGCATGCGGAGCTTGAGCAGGCGCAGACCAGGCTGGCGCAGGAGCAGGCCCGCCTTGAGCAGGCGCAAGAGGCCCTGCCGTCCGCAGATGAGGTCGCCAACATGCGGGTGCAGCTGGCGGAGATCGAAGGCAGCATCAGGGCCGTTATGGCCACGGTGCAGGGCCAGGCCGAGCTGATGCATCGCATTGAACGCCCTCTGAACCTTCTTCTGGAGCATCACGTCAGCGGGGGTGGCAAATGAACTTCGTTCAGCTGATTTCCGAGGACCGCCGCCTGGTCATTCTGCGCCTGCTTTCCGCCGCGCCGGAGTACACGTTGAACGCCTTTGTGCTGCGCCCCGGCCTGGAGGCCCTTGGCCATTCCTTGAGCGCGGACCAGCTGGCCACGGAATTGGCCTGGCTGGCCGAGCAGGGGCTGGTGGAGCTTGAGGCCGTGGTGAATGTCACCGTGGCGCGCTTGACCGCACGCGGGGCGGACGTGGCCAGCGGGCGCGCGGTTTCGCCGGGCGTTAAACGGCCAGAGCCTGGCGTTAACGACATGATGGCCCTGGGCCTGAACCTGATACGCGGGAAGATGGGGGGCTAGGCCATGGCCCACAAGGACGCCAAGCGCCAGGCCTTGCGCGCCGCCTACGTGCACGATCACCTGCCCCTGGAAACGGCGGCGGACAAGGCGGGCGTGCCGCACAGCACGGCCCAGCGCTGGAAGCGCCAGGCGCGGGCGGCGGGCGAGGATTGGGACAAGCTGCGCGCGGCCACCCTGCTGGCTGGCGAGGGCATGGAGAACGTGGCCCGGCAGATGCTGGCCGACTACGTGGTGCAGCACAAGGCCCTGATGGACCTCATCAACACCGATGCGGAGCTGGGCGCAGCGGCCAAGGTGGATATGCTGGCCAGCCTTGCCGACAGCTTCAACAAGACCGTGGCGGCCAGCCGCAAAGTGCTGCCCGAAACCAACAAGCTGGCAACGGCCCTTGCCGTCATCAACCGCCTGTCCGACTTCATTCGCGAGCACTTCCCCCAGCACGCCGTGGCGTTCGTGGAGATTCTGGAGCCCTTCGGCGAAGTGCTGGCCAAGGAGTAAGCCATGGCCAAGATTCCAGCCAAGTTCGGCACAAAGGATTTCCTCAAGGAGCTGGCCGAGCTGGCCGCCTCCCTGCGCCAGCAAATTGAGGCCGAGTGCTCCGGCTTCGCCCCGGACGCCGAGGCCTCGGCCGAGCGCAAAAAGCAGGCGCAGAACGACTTCGCGTTCTTCCGGCGCACCTATTTCCCGCACTACACCAAGTACGGCGATAGCATCCTGCACACTTGGCTGGACGAGCACCTGCCCCACCTGGTGGGCCTGCCCGCAGGCCAGCGCCTGGCCGTGGCCGCCCCGCGCGGCGAGGCCAAATCCACCGTGGTGGGCCTGCAATTCGTGCTCTGGTGCGCCGTAACCGGCCGCAAGCGCTACATGCTGGAAATTGCCGACGCCTTTGAGCAGGCCGCAGCCCAGCTGGAGGCCATCAAGGCCGAGCTGGAGGCCAACCCGCGCCTGGCGCTGGACTACCCCGAACACACCGGAGCGGGCCGCGTGTGGAACGCGGGCGTCATCATCACCAAGGGCAACGTGAAGATGCAGGCCTTCGGCGCGAACAAGCGCATGCGCGGCCTGCGCCACGGCCCGCACCGCCCGGACCTGGTCATCTGCGACGACCTGGAGAACGACGAGAACGTGAAGAGCCCGGAGCAGCGCGACAAGCTGGAAAAGTGGCTGCGCCGCACCGTGCTCTCCCTCGGCGAAGCGGGCGACACCATGGACGTGTTCGTCATCGGCACCGTGCTGCACCATGATTCCGTGCTCTCCCGCCTTTTGGCCGCGCCCCTGTGGCGGCACAAGAAGTTCCGGGCCATTCTCCAATGGCCGGACCGCATGGACCTGTGGGACGCCTGGGAGGAAACGCTGTTGAACGAGGGCGAGGAAGCGGCCCTGGCATATTACGGCGGGCACCTGGATGACATGGAGCTGGGCGCCACCGTTTCGTGGCCATCCGCCCGGCCGCTGTACAGCCTCATGCTCAAGCGCGCGCGCGACGGCCACGACGCCTTTGACAGTGAGCAGCAGAACGCGCCCGGCAGCGGCGACGACGCCCCGTTCAAGGTCATTCCCTTTTGGGTGGATGTGCGGCGCGACTGGCTGTTCTTCGGCGCGGTGGACCCCAGCCTGGGCCGCGCGGGCAAAAGCCGCGACCCCTCGGCCATTCTGGTGGGCGGCTGGTGCCGCGACACCATGACCCTGGACGTGGTGGAGGCCAGCATAAGGAAGCGCCTGCCCGACCGCATCATCGAGGACGTGCTGGCCATGCACGCGCAGTACCGCTGCATGCTGTGGGCGGTGGAGGCCGTGCAGTTCCAGGAGTTCCTGCGCACGGAGCTCATCCGCCGCGCCACCGAGCGCCGCATGGTCATTCCGGCCCAGGCCGTGGTGCCCCACGCGGACAAAACCCTGCGCATAGAAAGCCTGCAACCCTATATCGCGCAAGGGCGCATCCGCCTGCACCCCAGCCAGAACACGCTCATTGAGCAGCTGCGGAACTTCCCCCTGGCCGACCATGACGACGGCCCGGACGCCCTGCACATGCTGTGGGAAATAGCCGTGGGCGGCTTCACCACCATGGCCTTCGACCCCGTGCCCAAGCATGAAGGCCCAAACTCGCGCAACCTCTGGAGCGGTGACGACGATGAAGATGACGACGATTATTGACCGGCTGAAGCAAGGCTGGGGAGCGTTCCGCAAAGGCCCGGCCGAGGAAATGCAGTCCGAGGCGCTGGCCCTGCTGCGCAGCGAGTACCTGGCCAGCTTGACCGGCGGCATCACCCCGCGCAAGCTGGCCCGCATTCTGGAAAACGCCGACGCGGGCGACATTGTGGACATGTGCCGCCTGTTCGCGGACATAGAAGACCGGGACGAGCACATCCACGCCGAGCTTTCCAAGCGCCGCCGGGCGCTCCTCGGCCTGCAATGGAACATCAACCCCGGCAAGGGCGCGGGCACGGCCAAAAACCCGGACAAGCGCGCCGCGCAGATCGCCGAGGCCGTGCGCGAACAGTTCGACGCCATGCCGGACTTCGAGGACATGGTGCTCGACCTGGCCGACGCCATCGGCCACGGGTTTGCCGCCCTGGAGATCGAATGGGGCTTTGACGGCAAGGCCCATGTGCCCGTGGCCCTGCACCACCGCCCGCAGACTTGGTTCCAGCTTTTGCCCCCGCACCTGGGCGGCGACGGCAACTCCCTGCGCCTGCGCGACGGCAGCGTGGAGGGGCTGGAGCTTGCGCCCCTGGGCTGGGTGCTGCACCGCCACCGCAGCAAGTCCGGCTGGCTGGCGCGCAGCGGCCTGTTCCGCGTGCTGGTGTGGACGTTCCTCCTCAAGGGCTACGCGCGCGGCGACTTTGCCGAGTTCCTGGAGATCCACGGCCTGCCCCTGCGCGTGGGCACCTATCCGGCCACGGCCAGCGCGGAGGACAAGGCCGCGCTCAAACGCGCCATTCAGGCCATCGGCCACGACGCGGCGGGCATCATCCCCCAGGGCATGGTCATTGAGTTCAAGGAGGCGGCCAAGGGCAGCGAGGCCCCGTTCGTGGCCATGATCGACCACTGCGAGCGCGGCCAGAGCAAGGCCATTTTGGGCGGCACCCTCACCAGCCAGGCCGACGGCAAGAGCAGCACCAACGCCCTGGGCAAGATTCACGACGACGTGCGCCGCGACATCATGGCCAGCGACGCCCGGCAGATAGCCAGCACCATCACCCGGCAAATCCTCATGCCCCTGGCCGTGCTGAACCAGGGCGTGAGCGACCCGGCGCTGCTGCCGTATTTCACCTTCGACACCTCCGACCCTGCGGACCTGGGCGAACTGGCCGAGGCCCTGCCCAAGCTGGTGCCGGTGATGCGCATCCCCGAGGCCTGGGCGCACGAGAAGACGGGCATCCCCCTGCCGGAGGGCGACGAACCCGTGTTGCGGGCAACGCCGGGCAAGCCGGATTCCCCGTTAGCGCCGCCCACCGCCACCGCCGCGCTAACGGCGGGCCAGGCCGCGCCCGCGCCGTACCCGGACCAGGCCGCGCTGGACGCCACTACCCTGCCGCCGGAAACCTGGGACAAGCTGGCCGAGGCCTTGACCGCAAGCCTGGCGGGCGACCTGAAAAACGGCAAGACGCCGGACGAGCTGCTGGCCGCGCTGGCCAGCCACTACCCGCGCATGGAAACGCGCGACATGGAGGAGCTGCTGGCCCGCGCCATGTTCGTGTCCGAGGTGTGGGGGCGGGTGAGTGTCCAGGCCGAGGGGGAATAGGCTATGCCGACCTATTGGTATGACCTCAAATTCTTACCCCGTCTCTACTCCTGCTTTGATAGCGGAGTACAGCAGGGCGTTCTGCGAATGGATTTCTCTTGTGTCCAAATAGGTGCGAGCCAAGATATGAATGTGCTGGCCGATGAACTGCACTCAAATGAGCGCGCGCGGGGCATGGCGTGGATCGCCGAGGTGTGGGGGCGGGTGTCGGCGCAGGGCGAGGGGGAATAGCCGTGGAACTGAAACTGGAAGACCTCACCAAGGACGAGCTGATCCGCCTGATTCGCAAGTACGCATGGATCAACGCATCCCGGCGGGACATGTTCTTTATCCGATGGGAAACATTATCCGAGAAGGGGCAAGCGTTGCTTGGCGAAAGCATCAAAGCGGGAGAGGCGGGAGATTGGAAACTTGCGGACAAGTTGTATGACGAGTCGGCGCGGGTTCACAAAAAGGCGGACGCCTTCTATGCCGCCGGAATGATGCAGGGGTAGCCCGTGGCCATCCCCGCCAACGAGATGGGCGACGTCTCCCTGTCCTTCGCCATGGGCCTGCCGCCGAAGGACGCCATAAGCTACCTGGAATCCAAGGGGGCCAAGATCACCTTCGACTGGAAAGAGGTGTGGCAAGAGGCACAGGCCAAGGCGTTCACCGTCACCAGCGTGGCGCGCATGGACGTGCTGGAGGACATTCGGGGCGCGGTGAAGAAAGCGCTGGCCGAAGGCCGGACGCAGAAGATGTTCGCCAAGGACCTGGAGCCCGTGCTCCGCGCCAAGGGCTGGTGGGGCAAGCGCACGGAAGTGGGCGCGGACGGCAAGGAACGCCAGGTGCAAATGGGCAGCCCGGCCAGGCTGAAGCTCATCTACCGCCAGAACATGCAGACCGCCTACATGGCCGGGCGCTACAAGCAAATGTTGGAGAACGCCGACAACCGCCCCTGGTGGCGCTACGTGGCCGTGCTGGACCAGCGCACGCGCCCCGCGCACCGGCTGCTGAACGGCCGCACCTTCCGCTATGACGACGCCTTTTGGGCCAGCCACTACCCGCCCAACGGCTGGATGTGCCGCTGCCGCGTACAGGCCTTGTCGGACATGGGGCTGGAGCGCGAGGGCATCACCCCGGAGAGCGGCGAGGACCGCATGCGCACGCGCGACGTGGAGCTGGTGAACCGCCACACGGGCGAGGCCACAACGCGCCAGGTCACGGGCTACAAGGTGGGCACGGCCCCGGATGCGCCCACCGTGTGGACCGACCCCGGCTTCAGCTACAATCCCGGCGCGGCGGCCTACGGACTGGACATGGAGGCCGCCCGGCGGCTTTCGCTGGTGCAGGATACGTCCTTGCGCGCCCAGGCCGTGCAGGCCTTGAACGGCAACCCGGCCCGGCGGCAGGCGTTTGAGGACTTCGCGCGCGGCGTGCTGGACACCCGGCGCGGCGGCGCGGCGCAGGCCCAGGTGGTGCACTTCATGCGGGGCGAGGTGGCCAGCGCCGTGGTCCAGGCGGGCGGCGAGCCGGTGCAGGTGGTTACGGCCAGCGCAAAGCGCCTGCTGCACGCGGATAGCGCCAAGCACGCCCGCATGGGCACTGCCCCGGCGCGGGAGGATTTGCTGCGCCTGCCGCAGTTGCTGGACCAGGCCACGGCCGTTTTGTGGGATGCGGACAACGCCAACCTGGTGTACGTGTGCCCAGCCAAACAGCCCGGCCGCGTGCTCAAGGTGGTGGTCGACGTGCCCATGCGCCCCAAAGACGCCAAGGGCCTGGCCAAGCGGGGGCGCTTTGACGCCGTGGTGAATGTGATGGAGGTGGACGAGGTGGGCATGCGGCCCGTGGGCGAGTCGAAACTCAAGGTGCTGTGGGCCAAAGAATAACCCCGTGGGGGCGGACTTGCACCGCATACCGGGTGGAGCCGAGGCTCCATCCGCCCGATTACTACCAGCTCCGGGCACGCCCACGGGGGCTACATGGAAAAATACGCATGATCGAAATCGAAGTCAACATAGACAGCCTGCACACGGGCCTCACCCGCCTTGCCGCGCTTGGCCAGAACATGACGCCGCTGACGCGCGACCTGGCCGAGGTGTTGAAGGGCGGTGTGGACCGCGCCTTTAAGGACGAGGTGAACCCGGAAACGGGCGAGAAGTGGCACCCGCTTTCCCCGGCCACATTGGCCCGGCGCGCCAAGGCCGGGCACACGGGCTCCATTCTCCAGGTGACGGGCCAGCTGGCCGCCAGCATCCAAACCGAGCACGGCCCGCACCACGCCCGCGTGCTCACCAGCGACGTGCGCGCCGCCACGCACCAGTTCGGGGCCAAGAAAGGCAGCTTCGGCACGGCCAAGCGCGGCGCGCGCACAGGCCGCCGCAGCAACGCCCGCAACTACACCGCGCGCGGCGGGGCCACCGTGGGCGGCTGGCTCTCCGGCCGGGCGCAGGGCGGCACCATGCCCCTGCCCTTTGGCGACATCCCGGCCCGCCCCTTCCTCGGCATTGGCCAGCCGGAGGTGGCGGAAATTGAGGCGAGCGTGCAGGGGGCCGTTAAACGGGCCCTCGGCGGCGCATAGCGTGCGAGTGCCGGGATGATGATGTTGCGTCGGTTCTAACGGGGTGCTAACGGCAATCAACGCGATGTGTGAAGGAGGACACGATGACTGAATCCACCGAGAGGACCTTGGCCCAATTTCTTCGCAACCATGACGTGCGGGAGTTAACTTATACTGATCGTGGACGCCTTGTTGTCGAAAGTATCGGCGACGGAACTTCTACGGTTATCGTCATCTCATCGGCCCTGCGGGGAGAGTCCGGCCCTACGTGGGACTGCGCGTCTCCTTTGGATCTCTTTTCCGCATTGCGTGCCGGGATGAAGGAACTGTGCGATGCCCCTGATGTTGACGCAACAGTAGATGCCTTTGTCTTCTTTTTAAGCCAGAAGCGTAACGACTAGCCACCTACTGAACCCCTTCCTCCTGTCTCGCGTCCCCCCGCCACCGTAAAACCGGTGGCATGAAGCGCAAGCACCCCGACCCCACACAGAACGTCGCCAGCCTGGCCATGCCCCTTTCCGGGGGCGTGGCCTTGTCCGTTTCCGAGCCCGCCCTGCCGCAGGGCATGAACGCCCAGCTCTTCCCGGACGGCTCTTTCGCCGCGCGTGACGGCCGCCCGGCCACAACCACCGACGGCGCGCTCACAGCCTGGCGCATGGACGAAGGAATTGCCGCCGCCCTTACCGCCAAGGTAGCCGCGCGCGAAACCCCCTTGCCCGTGGACTACGAGCACCAGCTCATCCTGGCCAAGCAGAACGGCAAGCCCGCCCCGGCCTCGGGGTGGATTGCATCCGTCAGCTACGTGCCCGGCCGGGGGCTCTTCGCCGCCGTCAGCTGGACCGCCAAAGCGCGCGAGCACATTTCCGCCGACGAATACCGCTACATCTCCCCCGTCTTCCGCTTCGACAAGGACACCGGCGCGGTGCTCGAAATCTTGAGCGTCGCCCTCACCAACAACCCGGCGCTGGACGGCATGGACGCGGTGGCCCTGGCCGCGCTGTCCGCTTCCGCCGCCGCAACACCCATGAAGGAGGATTCCATGGACGAGCTTCTGGAGCGTCTGCGGTGGCTGCTCAACCTGCCCATCACCGCCGACAAGGACGAGATCATCGCGCAGTTGGACAAGCTCAAAGCGCAGCTTGCCAGCGGCGACGCCGCAGCCGCGAGCGTGGACCTGCTGGCCCTGCTCAAGGCCAAGGACGAAAGCATCGCCGCGCTTACCGCCCAGGTGGAAAAGCCGGACCCGGCCAAGTTTGCGCCCGTGGACGCGCTGGCCGCCTTGCAGCAGGCCAATGCCGAGTTGAAGGCCCAGGTGGCCCAGCTTTCCAGCGGCGCGCAGGCGTCCAAGGTGGACGCCCTTGTGCAGGCCGCCCTGGCCGACGGCCGCCTTACCCCCGGCCTGGAGCCCTGGGCGCGGGAGCTGGGGGCCAAAGACGAGGCCGCGCTTACCGCTTTCCTCACCGCCGCCGCTCCCGTGGCCGCCCTCACCACCATGCAGAGCGCCGGGCTTCCCGGCGGCCAGCCCCCGGCTGGTTCCGGCACGGCCGCGCTTTCCACGGAGGAAGCCTACGCAGCCGATCAACTCGGCATGACCGCTGACGAATACAAGAAAGCCAAGGAGGCCAAGTAAATGGCAATCGTTACCCCCGCGCTCATTGCGGCGCTGTTCACCGCGTTCAAGGCCGAATACCAGCGCGTGTTCGGGGAAACCCCGTCCAGCTGGGCCGATGTGGCCACCCTGGTTCCTTCCAACACCAAGAGCAACACCTACGGCTGGCTGGGCAAGTTCCCCAAGCTGCGCGAGTGGGTGGGCGACCGCGTGGTGAAGGACATGGCCGCCCACGGCTATTCCATCACCAACAAGAAGTACGAGGGCACGGTCGGCGTTGACCGCACCGACATGGAAGATGACCAGCTGGGCATTTACAAGCCCATGTTTGGCGAGATGGGCCGCGAGGCCAAAACGCACCCGGACGTGCTGGTGTTCGACCTGCTCAAGGCCGGTGCCGCCACCCTGTGCTTTGACGGCCAGAACTTCTTCGACACCGACCACCCCGTGTACCCCAACGCGGACGGCACCGGCGAGCCCGCCACCGTAAGCAACTATCAGGAGGGCACCGGCGCGCCCTGGTACCTGCTGGACACCAGCCGCGTTTTGAAACCCCTCAT